CGGGATCACATCACACAAGAAAACTTTGTCGCGTGGATAAATTGTGGAACCAAATCAAGGACATACAACTAATTCAGGAACACAAGAAAACTTTGTCGCGTGGATAAATTTGCGTGCGGATATTAATATGATGATCGATATTACCGGCCAGAAGGTTCTCGTGCCTGCCGCACTCTTTGCTGCGCTTACCGTCGCAATTCCATATTTGAAATTTGATCATAAATTAACAATCGGAATTCTTGCCGTGTCTCTGGGTCTCTTGTACTTTTTGATTGCGCGCTTTGCCACCAAGATTAGCTTGACCAAGGCTGACCTGGTCGTGCCCGCAGTTCTGTTTATCCTTTTGAGCCCAGGCCTGCTTGTCACCCTGCCCCCGGGTGCCCGGGGCTACCTGCCAGTCGCAGTTCACACCTTTGTGTTTGCAATCCTGTTTGCTACACTTCGGAGCGTGTTCCCCCAGTACTACTAGAGGGAGGGTTTTTTTTTCAATTTTCAAATAAAATTCAAAAATAGATGAAGTACCTGGCCATAGGTCCAGGTGCTATGGGATTTTTTGCGTTTATGGGTGCACTCTACGCACTCCAAGAACACAAAAGCCTCGAAAACCTTCAAGAAATATCAGGATCAAGTGCAGGAAGCCTCATTGGCTTTTTCTATTTAATTTCAAAAAAGGACATCACAAAGGCGTTCGACTTTTGTGTCAAAGCACCCATCAAACAGGTCATGAAACCCAACATAAAGACATTTTTCAGAGAGTATGGTGCCGTACCCGTATCCAAGGCGCGTAAGATTCTTTCTCAGGCGTGTCTCGAATTTACAAACAAAAATGAAATTACATTCCAAGAACTTTACGAATTAGTTCCTATCAAGTTTCATGTTTCCGCCTTTTGTGTCGATCTCAAGCGGACCGACTACTTCAATGTCGACCAGACGCCGAACATGAGTGTTCTCGACGCAGTCTGTATGTCGATTGCAGTTCCATTTTTGTTTTCAGTTTCAAAATTCAACGGGTGGCATTACGTGGACGGAGGATCATGTGAAGCCCTTCCGTGTGCACCTTTTTTAGGGTATCCACGTGAAGACATTTTAGCTATTGAACTTGAATTTTCAAACAAAAAGAAGGACATAAAGGACATCAAGGCGTACGGTCTTGAGGTCATGTACACCGTTCTTCACATGCGATCCAGATACGATGTCCCTATTTTGAGTGTAAATATGGGGGACACTGATATGTTTGATTTCGGATTGTCAATAGAGGGGAAGATACATATGTTTATGATAGGACAAGGCGTATCTGGGAAAATTTTCTAATTCTAAATTAAATGCGTTCTATTTTGCGGTCAGGATATACTCAGCACCGCGCTCGTAAGGTGATTACGGTGCGTCGTGGAGGCAAGGTGATTCGGTACACGCGCAAGGCGGGGACGAGCTACGTGAAGCCGACCCCCATTCCGGATGTGGGTGCGGCAGGAAAGGGCCCCAAGCTGATTGGCCCACTCAAGGGAGGCATGCTCACCAAGTACGGCTATCACCCAGTCGAGGCCAAGACCAACCGGTACAAGTCGCTGATGAAGGGTATTCGCATGGGCGAGCATCCTCTGAGCGTTCTCCGTCGCCTGGTTGCAATTAGCACGCTGTCCAAGCGGGCCGCGCCACGGGCCTCGCGCATCTACAAACAGGATGCACGCTGGATCGCACAAAAGTTTTTAAAGATGAAGTGAACTTATTAAGAAATGGCGGATACAGTTCGCGACGTGACCCAGAGCGTCTGGTCTGCACTTGGACCGGGCTATTCGGAGAGCGTCTACCACAACGCCATGGAGGTGGCTCTGCGTAAGCGGGGTATCCCCTACGAGACGGAGCGAATCATTCCAGTTACCTATGATGGTCACAACGTAGGAAATGTGCGTGCCGATATCATCATAGATAACAAGATTGTGATTGAGATCAAGTCAGTCTCTCGTATGACTGAACAATTTCGAATTCAAATTCAAAAATATATGGAGTTGACTGGATGCAAGGAGGGTTACCTTGTCAACTTTCCAACGACTGACTCGGTGGTTCAGATTGAGTACATTGCTTAAATTAAACTCTTTTTTTCATCGTCTTGTACTGATCGTTTACTGCAACTTCTGGAAACTCATGTGAGCAGTTTGCTATCGCTCTACACCTCCTAAGAAATGATTGTGGGTCATAGCATCCTTTCATCATGTTGCAGTGTGCGCAACAGGGTACACAATTATCCAAAGTATAGATCCCGTTAAAATCAAGTCTATCTATACCATTCATTGTCTTTGTCAATTCTAAGTACCCACAATACGTACATGCACTTCTAATCATTCGAATAGCATCTTCATCACTCAATTCCCATGATATATTCCTAGTCTCCGCATTCCTTTTCATGCCAGAAACCTTTGCATTTACATTGAGTTTACGGACAGCCTGTATATGTTCATTATCGTACGACGACGTGTCACATGCACATGTTTGAGTACTCGTTCAAGTACACGTTCACGGTCATGCCGCCGGGGTGGGACATAAAATCTGGCTAACTAGTATGAATAACGCCATAAAGTTGTTCAGGAACGCTTATATAAACAATAAAACCTACACAGTGAATCACAAGCCCGAACGCAAATATTTCGTCCTCAGACATAAAAATTCGGGAGCATATCTACTAGTGAATTACAACAATAAAGGATTGAAAATCGTAGAGGGTGAAACACCCTCGACACACACCGGTCGTGGGATAGGTACGAGACTTAGGGCTCTCATTACCATACTGTCAACCATGTCGGGTGTTCCTGTCAAACAATTCGGTGAGTGGTTTGTAGCGAGAAGACCGGGTAACACGAATAACAGACCCCCGACGACACGTATACTTCGAAATAAACTCGGATGGAAACCACTCTTGCGGAATAATGGTACGAATACGTATCGTTCTATATTCGATCCGAAAAGAAACAATGTAAGCCTGGCACGGGTTGTCGTCAAGAAACAACGGTGATCATACGGAGTTCCTCTTCGGCCGACACGTCGTCCGTCCCACAATACCGTGCTTTGAGACCGATGAGCGACATCTTATAGGAGTATATTAATATTTTAATTCTATGGGAATATCATACCGTTTTGAGAAATTCCCACTGTAATTCTTCACAAATTTTCTTCCAGATTTCGTCTTGGGCGTACAATTTCTCTTTTGATTTGAGGAGTGGGAAACAAGGGAGGTAGTCGTCCTCGCCAAGGAGTTCACAGAACTTGTACAGTACGTATGAGTACGACAAAAAGTTTTTCCGTTTTGCCGGCTTGTGTTTCTCGAAAGGCTTTTGGATGTGGTGGAACATGAGTCGCAGCTTGTCTTCGAGGGCTTGAGGCATTGTTGGGGGCTGAATTCCATTCAGAATTGTCGTGATGTACGGAACATGCTCATAGTACTTTGATTTGTCGAGCTTCTTGAGGAGGGTCTTGACTTTTTCGTGTGTAATCTCAGATAGGTCCTTGACCTTTTGTTTTTTAAATTCATTTCGTAAAAGTGAAATGACTTCTTCGGGAACATGAGTGGACTCTTTAGCCTGAAACTGTGAGACCCACTCGTTGAAATGGTTCTCTCTTTTGTACGAATAGACGACATTCTTCTCCATTTCTTGTTCTTCCTTGAACCCAACCTTTTCCTCTTGGTAGTACTCTGCGTAACCACACTCTTTACAGACCCTGTCACTCGTCTCTTCGTCAATCAAGAAACAAAATGTGGATTTACAATTTTTACACGGCAAAAGAGTTGGGTCCTGCCCCTTTTTACTCGCATCGATGTCATGTTCGACTTCGGACAGATATTTCTTAAAAATGTCATTGCGTTTGACTCCCCGCTTGGATGTCATCTTGAGACCCAGAACAGTCGTCGTCTCGACGGTGCTTTCGTCACACTGTGAATATTCTCGTATAATAGGAATTGTATCAAGTAAATATTCACATAATTCCTCTTCTGACTGACAAGCCTTTAGTCGCTCTGCATATCGAGCTTCCATAATTTAATATTCGAATTAAGTTTTTATTTACTCGTCAATTTTTGCCGCAAGATAAAACTTTAGGTCACCCAAATTTGCAATTGTATACCTGAATATAATTGGAATTTCTTCGGCTGATGAATTTTGAAGAATCTGGACGCTCGAGCACATGCTTGTGGCGCGCGTGTACATGTTGATGTACTTGAGGCTGTACACATTTCCGACGCGGGTGACTGTTTCTGGGTACTCTATGCGTGTCGTCTGGTCGGCGAAATCCCCTGCACAGCTGAGTTCGAGAATGTTTGCGTCGCGAAAGATGCTCATGTCGGTTGACAAATTCGACATGTCCCGAACAATCTTCTGAAAGTCGACCGCGGGTATTGTTGTGATGACATCCATGGGAATGTCCGGAACTTCGAGTTCATCTTCGTTAATGTCCAGGAGTTTGAGCCTGAATGATGTGAATGACTTTTTGGTCGAATTTTCAATTTTAATTCGCATGTAATCTCGGCCCTCGATGTCGATGGTTAGGGTATCCTGTCCCGAAACCGACTTGAGGAGTTTGAACATATTCGCCATGTTCATTCCAGCCACCATCTTTTCTGAGCATTCGTACTCTTCAAAGTTTTCAGCCGAGAGATTCATGTGCACGAGCGTCACATGCGCGGTATCAATGGTGAGAATGCGAATTCCATCCTGTGTAAAGTACACATTCACATCATTGATGATATCCTTGAGCACCTCAAACACCGACTTGAATGCGGATGCTTGTATGGTTTTCAAGTGCATTACTTTATGTGCTCTTTCAATCTTTAAGTTACATAGCAGCCCGCTTTTGATAGGCGACTGATGGGTCGGCACTAATTTTAGCTTTGAGATCATCGGACATTCTAGGTTCTAGACTTTCACCGTACTTGTCCATGCTGAACATCATGTCATCATTTTCAGTTCCGTCGAGATTAAAAGTAAAATTGTCTCGTTCGAAAGAACCGACTTCGTTCGGAATCATAGACTCGAGCCATGCCTTGACCTCTGCGCCGACCATTAGTTTTCCTTCGTCTGTGACGAGTGTGGGGACACGTGTCACCTTTTTGTGCGGGACACCCTGTGCTGTCACGTTCCAAAAGCGTAGGATGGGTTTAAGGGAAGGTTCTCCGGTGATAAATTTGATTACTTCTTGACAGTAGGGGCATTTGTCAGAAAACACGAGGAGTGCCATCTTTCCTACTAGTTCGACAGTAAGTTTTCACCGATTCTTTTCGCGCGGTCATCTACCAGTCCGAAGGACTGTTCTTCGCGAAGCGTCGCCTTGGTGAGAACAGTCCTTCGGACTGGTAGCATT